CGCTGCTGCGGGAGGTTTTTAGCGGTAAGTCCCGCTGACATCAGGTAAGCAGTTCCCCCGAGGAGACCCGCAGGCCATCCGGCGATACCCGCGAGCGCTTCCCCAGCTCCGGATATCCCTAGCCCGAGACCTTCCAGCATTCCCCCTGAGGCTCCCATTCCCCCGAGGGCAATCCCGCCTTTGGAGATCAGTCCCCCGAGTCCCCCGACGCCTTTAAGTCCGAGCATCCGCCCGATAAGCCCTTCCCCCCCGAGCAGCGCCGGTCCCCAGCGGGACGCAGCCTCATAGGAGAGCAGTGCTCCGATAACAGGTCCGGGAGTGTCGCGGGTGATTCTCGCGAGCAGCCCGGTCCCGCCCTGGACGGTGGACAGCAGATCCTGCCCGACCCCGGGGAGGTTGGGCGCAACATTCAGCAGGGTGTTCCCGATATTCGCCCCGATGTCCCCGAACTGGCGGAGGTATTCGGGACCTCCTCCGAGAGCATCGGAAAGCCTCTTCCCTGTTCCGCCTTTAGTGAAGTTGATCGCCATCTGGGCAAATCCCCGGTCCAGCATGCTCAGGGTGTTCGTGCCCATGTCGATGAAACCCTGACCGCCTCCGCTCTGGAGGATTCCCAGGAGACTCCCTGCGATATCATACCCGGCACCCTGCGCCCTGTCCTGAGCTGTCTGCAGTGCCGTCCCGCCCCCGAGGAATTTCCCTGTGGTCATATTGAAGGCATCCCCGAGGGCTTCACTCGTGGTGAAAATCGCCTTGTATCTCGGGACCATTGCCTCAATCGACTGCACTCCGACAAGGGCAGCCGCACCCGCTGCGGTCAATGCAGGGACAACAGTGGCTGCAACCTCGGCGGTCATCATCCCCCAGAAGCGGACAGCATTCCAGCCTCCCCCTCGCCAGGGGACAAAACTCCCGCCGCCGCCCCCGGAAGGACTGCCGGTCCCGAAAATCGTGCGAGGATTAATGCCGCCGTCACCGCCGCCGCCTGCTGCCATGCGGGCAGCCATGATGGCTGCGGCACCTCCGCCACCGCCACCCCCGCCCCCGCCTGCTGCGCTGGCAATAGCGGCATCGATGATGCCCGCGCCATCCCTGTTCTTGCCTCGTGTCGCTGCAGCAAGATAATCAGAGGTTCCCTTATGGATAGCCGCAATACTGGTAGCAGCATCGTCAGCTTCTTTCCTGACCGCTTCCAGCTTTTTACGGTAATCATCAAGGGCTCTTGAGCCTGATGCTATCGAGGTAGTAGTATCGTCATGCGTCCGACCCAGCTCCCTGACCATGATCGCCTGATCGCGGGAGGCATTCTGAAGGTTGGCATACATGTGCACTGCGTCTTTGACAGCCTCAGTATGCTCTATGACTGAAGCGGAACCCTCCCTGTTAGCCATGACCATGGAACTCATGTCGTTCCTGAGATCAATGTTGATCTTCATCATTTCTCTCTGGGAGGCAATCATGTCATCGATGGCGGTCCTGTTTTCCTTCGCCATCTTGATAGCCGCAATGACAACCTCGTCAGCGGCTCTCGTATATCCGCTGCTGTCAGCGTCAAAACGCTGAGTTACATCAGGTAGACCGCCAGCCTTAGGCATGATTCACCTCCTTTTTACGGGTCGTACGGCTCGAATGCTTTGATACCGTGATCACGCAGTGATCCGTCGTCAACGGACTCATCTACGGTCGGTTCGAGGAATGGATGCTCAGGGGATTCGAGGAACGTGTGATACCAGGCTCCCCCGGAGTCACGCCACTGGAGGAATTTCTTTCCCACCGGCTCGATGGTGCACCCGTATTCAAGAATCCGGGAGTAGTCAACCCGGTTTCCCACCCACGCGGATGCTTTCCCTCCGCTCCCGTACGAGGGCTTGTAGAACATCCCCCGGGCGAGCTTCCCGGTACCACGCGCAGGAGGCTCCCCCGGGCGAGTACGGTGCCATGCGCCTGATCCGTGGCTTGATCTGGTCAGGGTGTCTTTCGCGGTACGTTCGGAGATGAATTTCGCCATTGCGGTAGCGGCGGCAGCGGCACCCCCGTGCGTTCCGGCAGCAATCGCCTTCCAGACATCTATGTTTTCCTCGAAAGAAGCCACACTTACCGATTAGCCATCCTCTGAGCCAGCTCCGCGACAGCTGGTCCCATGTATTTCTCCGCGACATTATCAATACTATATGTTTCCGCGAATTCCCGCAGCTGCTTGCGGTCAATGTCACGGTTATCGTACGACTCGGTGAAGGCGTCAACCATTTGCTGAATATCAGGGCGGATCCACCAGCCTTTATGGACGCCATTCCAGAACGGGGTCCCGTCTATCTGGATCCCGTACGGGTTGAGTTCTTCCATGGAGGATGCCTTCGTGGTGATCACCGGGGTTCCGCAGGCTTGCGCCTCCATGATAGGGAGACCGAACCCTTCCGCGTACGTGCATGCCGCGAGCACGTCGATCGCGTGATACCAGTCTGCGAGTTCTTTCTGTGACACCATTCCCGCGTGATAGTGATACTGGTCAGTAACCCGTATCCTGTCGGTGATCCCGAGGGATTCCGCGAGGAATTCCAGATCCTGACCTCCCTCGCTGTGAACCCCTGCGTGAACCGCGAGGATGGCATCCGGGTGATCAGTGAGGAACTTCGCGAAAGCCAGGAACATCTCCGGGGCTGCCTTACGTACCGCATCGTTGTTCGCGGCATTGACCCCTATAACGAACTCATCCTGCCGCAGACCGAACTTCTCCCGGATGGCTACCTTATCACCTCCCGGGGCATAAAGGTCCGTGTCGATCCCGTGAGGGACATACAGGGGGTTAAGCCCGGCGTCGGTGAACCTGTCCTTCCCGAAAAGGCTCATCGCGATCACCTCATCCCCGGTGGCATCCACGATGCTCTTGTCCGCAGCGGACATGGGACGGCAATCACACGGGAGCCAGTGAGCTACCGGGAGTTCCCGCAGGAGATTCGGGTCCATCACCCAGATATCCCCGAGAGTGATTATGATATCGGGGTTGAGGGCTTTCGCGTGCTCATAGAGACTGGCAGAGCAGTACGCGTGCCCGAATCCGGGGAGCACGGGGATTCCGTGCCATTCTGTCGGGCTACCGCTCAGTCCCCAGTAGGAGCTGATCGCGACCTCGTGACCCATTTCGATCAGTTTCCGTGTCCAGATTGCGGTCTGGTTCCCGTAACCCGAGGGAGCCCAGGGTGCGGTGGAATGCCAGAGAATAGAACTCACGTGCGGCTTCTTCCTTTTAGTTATTCGTCTTTCGGGGCAAGCTGAACTGCCGCCCTGCCTTTCGCTTCCATGGTGAGCGGAAGCCAGTGTGCCTGCTCCAGGGTCAGTTCATCGACCTGCTGAGGGGTCCAGCGGAAATTATCCGCGAACCAGTGATAAGTCCACATAACGTCAGGAAAACCTTCCGGGCTTTCCGGGGCGAACTTCTGATCATGCCCGTTCGCGGAGAATATGAAAATCTGCGTTAGTCGCTGGACGGCTTTTTTGGGTCTGCCGCACCTACGGCACCGCGACCGGCGATCTTATCCATGAGAGGCTGCACAGCTTCTTCCAGGGCTGCGTAATCGTCCAGGTCCATCTGATCCCCGATGATCACGTCAGCAGCCGCGAAATGATTCTGGGCTGGCACCGGGACCGGATAGGACCAGCTGGTGATGATCCTCCCGAGCAGGGCGTTCCGCATGTCATTCTGCATCGCGAGGAAACTAGTCGAGTTTCCTTCCTCGCGGATGTCAACTTTCGCTACTTCCTGTACTGCGAACCGGTCGATAACTTTCAGCTGGTCCCTGTATTCTACCCACGCTCCGCTAGGAAGCTCGATACGAGGCATTCGCGTCTCCTTGATTGGTTGTTACAAGAAAAAGGGCAGCAGCAAGAAAGAAATCCTGCTGCTGCCCTTCTGTGAAAAAACTGCTAGTACGTGGGAGTGCTGTTAATCAGGGTGACCGTCCCCGGTCCGAGTCCTCCCGAGCCCCCGATGTCCGTCGAGTTGGCGACACCTTCGAAACTGTTTCCGTATCCGATGAGCAGCTTATTCCGCATGATCTTCGACTTAACGTTTGCCACCTGGTTCGCGTTGAACGTGAGGGTGAAAGGCGTTCCCGCGTTGGGGATGCCCGCGTTGGTCACCGAGATGCTCATCGGAGCCTGCGCGTTGAGCAGCATCAGGTCCAGCGGAGCCTCAGAGTTCGTGGGATCCCACTGGATACTCCCGTCCATTGTCAGCGGTCCGCGACCGATAATGAACGGCTGCTGCGTTCCCGCGACAATCCAGTACACCTGGGTTGCACGCTTGAAGCTGACATCAAACTCCCCGATACCTGAGTAAGCTCCCGTGCTGCTTACAGTGTTACCCGCGACGACAACCGTGGAGTTCCAGTTGGGGATAGGGCGGGAGTTTGTCGTGGTATTAGTTACCGCGTTAGTCGCGACAGTGGAAATCCACGAATCACCCATCATCTTGATGTTCAGCAGCTGCTCCGCGTTCCCGGAGAAGTCCAGCGACTTAAGTACCCCGGAGGGGTACTGCCGAGCCCCGAAAGTGTTCGTCGGGGCAGTCCCGTAAGTAGCGCTCGTGAATACGTTGACTATGTTGGTTACATCCGTGAATGTGTGAGTCGGAGGCTGTGCGCCGTACGCTCCCCCGTATCCCAGGGGAGTGTTCAGTGCCGCGAAACGGTGGGTGAATGTGGTACCGGCACAGAAACTGAACACGGTGTTTCCTGCCGCAAGACCCGAGTTGTGAGCGAAACGCAGCGGGGTGTTCGCGAACCCGATAGTGGATGCGGCAGTGTTGCTGATGATCACCACTTCGTTAAGATACGAAGCGGGTGTGTTAGTGGTGAGCGCAGTTCCCAGCTGGATAGCAGCACCCACGGTGAACTGCGAGGGAACAGCGCTCACAGTGGCGACTGTCGCCCCTACCGCCAGCGAGCTGGAAACCGTCGTCGGGTTGGACACCGAGTTGCAGGTGGTGGAAAGGTCCCCGAAAACGTTGTCAAAGAAATATCCGTGGGAATCCAGGAAGTTAGGTCCCCCGAAAGAGAACGTACCCTGGTTAACCCCGATAGTCTTGTAAAACAAGTCCGTCATGCTTCCCCTGATGGCTTTATCATCAAGGAAATGCGGGGTGTCTTCTGGCTCGAATGAATTCTGATCCAGCGGGTGCGTGATAACCGGGTTTACCGGGGTGCCCGCTGTCAGTTCACGGGCAATCCCCAGCCAGGACAGGACGCCAGGGTACACGTTCGGTGTGCCAAGAGCCACACAACTCCTTCTGCCCTGTTAGTGGGCTCTATGCGTTAAACAGTTCCCAGATAGAAACATTAACCAGAGCGTCATATCTTTTACGCCGCTGGTCAGCGAGAGATTCGATACCGGTCCGGTATGTCATCTGCTCTCCGGTATTGTAGATCGTGGAAGTCAGGTTCGTGTTCGGGTCAGTGATGTACGCGGGATTCGGGAGGGAAAACCTCAGCGCGAACATTACCGCGTCCACCATTCCCGGGAAAATCGGGTCCTGCTGCGTACCCGAGCCCCCGGAGGTCCATGTCATGTAAATATCAGTGCGGTGCAGGATTCCCTTCGTGCCCGAGGAGGTTCCCACCCCTGTATTCCGGGGGATCGTCCCCCCCAGCTCACTTGAACGATTCTCGTCCCCGTCCGAAGGCCATATGTAAATGGCAGGGATTGATGTCTGGATCCTCGGGTCAGGAGGGGTAATGAAAGCCTGCGCGTCAGGGATCCCGTACGGCATAGGGAGACCGTCAAGGAGGGACACAAGGAAAGACTGAACCGCGACAATTGACATGGTTCACCTGTATCCCTTTATATTAGCACGAATAAGAAAACTAGCTAGCGCGACGCGCTTTCTGCGCACGCTGCGGAGCCTGCGCCCTGCCATTCCCGTTCGCACCCTGGGTAGAGGAGAAATACACCTGCGAGACAACACCCTGCCTGCGTGCCCGGGTATGAGCGCGCCTGCGGCAGCGTACCGCCTGTGATCTGCGTGTCTGCATCATTAGACAGTCCTCCGGTATGGTGAGCAGAGAAGCTCAGCCTCAGTATTCAATCCCACGATATCCCCGCCAGTTCCCTGTGAATGTCCCCCGATGTCATGAATCGTCGTTGAGGTGGCACCACGGGTAAGAGCTTCAGCTGTCGCGAACAGGATGCAGGCTTCCTCGATCGCGGCAGGGAGGGTGCTGACGATAATCCCCGCCTGATGCGGATATGCGAGCGGTTCGGCAAGAGTCAGGATGCCCGGACCTGTACTTGCGGAGGCGGCGGTTACCCGGACGGCTTCCTGCTGTCCCGCGTCTTTGATGATCCCGGTAGCTCCGGTGTATGTCCCGAAATAGTTGGTGATCGCCCATCCGGTGCAGTCATCTACGGGGAGCGTCGTGGAACCTGCGTCTATGAATTCATCGATCTCTGCGTGAGGCCACCCGTTAATATAGGTGGTTTTGACAGCCCATCCGTTACGCCCGTACTGCCAGTTAATATAGCCAGGAGCTACCAGGATTGCCTGAGAACCCTGAGCGGTGCCCCCGGGTGATGTACTCCCGTACAGTCCGATGGGAGGCTGCTCAGGCTCGTAGAGTCCTGTGGGGAGGGAGGTCCACTGTCGAGGCCACAAGTTGTTGGGGCAGGTTTCGACGTTCAGCACTTCCAGTACAGGCCACCGGGAGAGGATGATGCGGGAGTTGAACCCGGAAAGCCCCCAGTAGGGACTTGCGGACTGTCCTCCAGCTCCGGGACCGGAGGTGATGCGGAAGTCAGGTCCGTGCAGCAGCTCGACATCCATGGTGGCACGGAGAACCTGGTTGCAGTAATTGTCCACTTTCGAGGTTGCCCTCGCGCACATATTCCAGATTTCAGCCTGCGTCTGGGCAGGGGTGGCGTCATCCCAGGGAGTTATCGAGGTCCAGTCAATCCCTGTGGGTGCCTGCTGGAGTGTCACAGCGGAAATATAAGGAGCAAGCCCCCTGGAGATGGGTGATGCCATCAAAACACCCTCCCCTGATAGTCCTGTTGTTTAAGGATAGCGTTTAGCTGCTGTCTTCGGAAGTGTTCTCGTCTTCTTGTTCTTCTTTAAGCCACTTCTCGATCAGTCTCTCCCGGGTTTTCCCTGTGATCAGGTGACCCATCACGGAGTCCACTATCTGCGCCATGGTTCTCCTCTGGCAGTTCGATCCGTACGTCGCTTTTCTTGCCTAGTCTCTCGCACTTGTAGCAGAGATAATAATCCCCCTGCCATCTCGCGTGCTTCAGGCAGATATCGCCGCGACATGACTCGCATTGCGCGATAGGAGCAGCACTCCGGGCTGAGCGTCCGCGACGGGGACCGCCGCATTTGATGCACAACCCGGGTGCTCTGCTCAATAGGACTCCTATGTAGTAAGCCTTGCGATAAGCTCGTCTTTCTTGCCTTTATCGGAAAGACCCGCCTCGCGGCATCTAGCTTTCAGGGTCGCGATATGCAACCTGTTCAGGGGAATATCATCCACGGTCGCGGTGATTTCCTTCTGCTCGTTCATGGAGATTCCGCATTCACCGCAGAACTTGACGCCAGCGGTATTGTCATGCCCAGCAGGGCAGATGACACTCCCGTGAATCACCGCATCGTTCAGTCCGGACTTCTGCAGGAAGAACAGGACATCGGGGCGGGTGGTAACGTCAATCCCTGCGGATTTCAGTGCGATCAGGGATTCAAGGGCTTTCAGCTGCTGTTCTCCGCGTTCCTTGATGACGTGATTGACCTGGATTTCATCAGGAGTCAGCGGGACAGTATCAGGGGTACTCGACCACATCGGGTCCGCGTCGGGGACGCGTTCCTGTCTTGAGGGAATACCGGCTTCCTTGTTCCCGGGGATTGTCCGCAAGACTTTCGGCTTGCGATCCCCTTTCAGGTGCCCCTCGCAAAGGGGGCAGGTAAGCTTGAATTCTTCACTGGGGGCTCCGTTACGCACGGGTCGGGAATGCGTTTCGCCGCACCCTCCGGACGTAACCGGAATAGAGACGGAACATACGTCTCTGCGGGCATAAAGAACCACGTTAAATCACCTTTCATCAAGGAACGTAATGTCCTTCTAGTTTATTTTTTTCCATTTCAGATTCGGGAACAGTATCCGCCCCGCATTTAGGGCAAGTCCTCGTCCAGGAATGATGGATCGTGTTACTGGGGCAGCTCGGGCACCACCTGCCCTGCGGACCGCCTTTGATGTACAGCTTCTCCGGACCGGCGTCCACGAGCCCGCCTTGTGCGTAATTGTTGTTCTTCAATGCCGCGAGGTGATGATCCGCCACATCTACGAAAGTTCCTGGTTTTGCCACGTACCTTGTCCCGTCCTGCGCCTTGAAACCCATGCAGCCAGGGGGAAGATTAACCCTCGTCACCGAGTTTTTACCCTTCAGTGGAAATGATGTAATTAACCGGGATCGTAGTAGAGGCAGTGTTCAGCCCGAATACGGTCGCACCCTGGGAACTCGGGAAAGTCTCGAACATTGTCGGGCTGGTCGCTACCCCGTATCCGTTACTTGCGGTAAGCCTTGAGCTTGTCCCGAGATACAGCTGTCCGGTGGCTGCCGTGGAATAAAATGTGACACTGCATGCGCCCGGAGGGATGGTGAAAAGAGGTGCCGTACCGGCAACAGCAGCCTGCCCCATGATTATCGCCATACAGCTCCTAAAACCTTTTAAGCACCCAGGACACATCTTTGTTGAATTTCCTTCTCAGCAGGGAAATCTGGTGCGGCATAACGGCAGCCCGCCACTGATGGAAAGCCTGCAAGTCAGATTTCCCGAACCAGTCCTCCGCGTAATGATACAATTCGTCGTATTCAGTTTCCGGGTCAACGGAATAATGATGATGCTCAATGACAACCTCGGGGACATACCGGAGCAATCCTGAGCGCTTGCCTGTCTCAGCCCAGGCGTTATCGATGTAGTAATGACTGAAGCTTGCTTCCGCGAACTGCCCCATCACCTTTACGATATCGCTGGAAATCATGATGATCTCAGGGATGTCATTCCTGCGCTTATCGTCCGGGTAAAGCATCCCTGTTCCGCCCATGCTTTCCAGCTTGCGGAGCATGATCGTATCCCAGTGCGGGGTGCGGAATACATGGTCATTTCCTACGAACATCAGCGCGTCGTAATCATCCCAGAATGCCTGCGCAGTCCTGTTCAGCTTCTCGACGTTCGTCCCTCTCGGGGACAGGGTGCTGGTAAGAGCGCTTCCCCAGTCAATCCCGTTGTACGTATCCTCATCATCAGGGTCCATGATGAACACGACATCCGCAGCGTCCGTGTTCTCCCTGTAAGAATCCAGCAGGCGCTCAACCTGCTTCCGGCGACCCCGGGTGGTAACCATGACAAGCAAGGTCAGATCTGACACGATCATCTCCTAATTCCACCACTCAAAGTAATCGCCAACCTCTAGCGATTTCCCTGCGTGGACAGTTTTCAGCCCTTTGGGGCGGTAAAGACTTTCCGGGATGCACCGGAAGTCAAAGCTGACCCGGGTCTGACCGGTAGTGTTCAGCTTGTTCCCGTGTTCCCACTGGACCGCATCGAACGTGACGATATCCCCGTAGTCTGCCCGGATAGGGATGAATTCCTGGCTCCCCCAGGAGGATTCGATGTACACCGAGTTGCTTTCGAAAGCCTGAGTGAACGGAACCCAGTAATTGATCTCCCCGGGGGAGTGGTTGTAATCCTCGTCCGTGTGAAACTCCCCGACCGCGACATTCCCCGGGAGGTGAACCCGGAACGTGGGGACATTCTGGTAACAGAAAGGCTCATCAATGCGCGGGGCGATGATATTCTCTATGAGCTTCAGGTAATCAGCCCTGATCTCACTGAAATGATCATAGAATTTACGGTGAAACTCAGTGGACTGATCCGTCTTGCAGGACAGGACATCAATATCATCCCCGACCCCGAGGTTTTCCAGCTTGCCTACACTGAAAATCTCGCAGAGCAGCTCACGAAACCTGTATTCCCGCGTATCGTAGGTGAAAATACTAGGAGGAAACGTCTCTTCTGGTAGTGACACTTTCACGTCCTCTTGTGGCATGAGCATTCACAGGTCTTCGACTTGCATTTAGGGGCATGCTCCCCCAGCTGGCAGCGAATCGAGATCATGAGTACCGCCAGGAGACGAGTTCTTTCAATCCTGTTTTCAGGTCAACCTGAGGCTCCCACCCGAGTTGCTTTCTCGCGAGGGAGATGTCTGCCTTTTTCCGGGGACATGGGTCGATCTTCCTGACCGGACCGTATTCTGGCTGCAAATCCGATCCCATGATCTCCAGCAGCATCCCTGCCAGGTCAGTGAGAGTTGTCTCTATCCCTGAGGCGATGTTGAACGCACCCACGACATCGCTTTGCGCTGCGAGGATGTTAGCTCTCGCCACATCCCCGACATACACGAAATCGCGAGTCGCAGTTCCGTCACCTTCGATATACGGGGGGAGTCCAGCGGAAATCCTGTCCATCCACCTGGGGAGAACCTCCGTGTAAATCCCGCTGACATCCACCCGGGGGCCGTAAACGCTGAAATACCGCAGCATCACGCAGTCCAGGTCAAGACTGCGTGCTATCCCCTCGGTGAACGCTTTCCCTGCCCCGTATAGCGTCGTATCGTTGTACGAGTGATGTTTCTCGTTCGTGGGGAACTCGTCCGCAAGCCCGTAGATACTGGAGGAACTCGCGGCTACGACCCTGGCTTTCGCTCTTTTCGCAGCCTGGAAAACGTTGAGAGTCCCTGTCGCAATCACATCAATCCCCAGCTGGGGGTCTTCCGCGCACTGCTTGATTTTCACCGCAGCCTGATGGAAAACGTAATCAACTCCGTACATCAGGCTTTCAAGCAGTTTCTCATCGCGGATATCACCCAGGTAGAACTGAGTTCCCGGAGGGACATTCTTCCTGTCTCCCCCGGAGAGGTTGTCCAGGACGAAAACTTCCGCCCCTGCCTCGATGAGCTGATCAGCGATATGACTCCCGATCAGTCCTGCTCCTCCGGTGATCAGGCACCGTGAGCCTTTCATTTACGTTCCCCTTCAGGACGGAACCATTCTTGCGGGCAGTGACGTTCCTGAATCCACAAAGGGAGATCGCCAGTTCCCGTAGGACGCATCTGGGTGGTCAGCCCGAAAGGCTTCCCGTCCTCCCAGGAGCGTCCCTGCTCGTACAGCAGGCCCGCGTCAGCCCATTCCAGCATCTGGCTGGTAGTTTCAGTGTGAGAGGTTGCGAGAGCTTTCTCCTTGATGGCTTCCACTCCCCCGAGCCAGGAGAAATGCCATCCCGCCCCGGGAATGCGCGGGAAGAAATTCCTCATGTTGCGCATTCTCTCGAAATCAGTGATGTCTTTCATCTTCGCGGTCACCGGACCGCACCAGGGGAGCGGATGCAGCCAGTCAACGGCGAAATTATGGAATGACATTTCCAGCGCCCGGTTGGGAGGGAGGAATTCTGCGACGATCTCGTTGCGGGGAATCTCATCCACATCGGAAAGCATGATCAGGTCATCACGATCCGCATCCCCGAGCCCCTGCATGAGATGCCTGCGATGCGCGATAGCACGACGATGATTATCCCCGGGGACATCCAGGTCTTTCGCAGGGAGCATGACGTGAATGATCTTGTCTTCCCATGCCGCGAAACGTTCCCTGTTCTCAGCGTAATAGAAAGGCTTCGGGGCACCCTGATGGGTAGCGGCAGCTTCCGCCAGGACATGCTTAAGGGGAATATCTTCCAGTTCCCTCAGTCTGCATTCCAGGAGGTCAAGCTCATTATGAAACAGGAAGCAGTCGTAAATCAACGTGCAGCCTCGCTGGAGGCAGACCATCTTGCCTTCACGTGAGCAGCGAAAGCGTGCAGGATTGCCTGATGCGCGGTTTCCACCACTCCGTAATCATGCACGTCCGCTTCCACGTGCACCGATACGTCAGCCCGTTCACGCGCCTTGCCCCCGGTGAACCCGGTAAGCGAGACCGACTTCAGCCCGTTGTCGCTCGCGTATTCCAGTGCCCGGATGATGTTCGGGGATTTCCCCGAGGAGGAGATGGTGAGCAGCATGTCGCCAGTTCGGGCAAGCATCTCCAGCTGGCTGGAGAACACGTTCTCGTATCCATCATCGTTTCCTGCGGCGGTAATCAGCTCCGGGCTCTGCCCCAGGGAGATGGCATGCAGTCCCGCTTTCGCGAAATCGTTGGCTGCGTGATTCGCCAGCCCTGCGGACCCGCCATTCCCGCAAAGGAACACGAACCTGCCCATCCTCCGGGTGTTCAGCAGCATTCCTGCTGCTCTTTCCAGGTCTGCGGGGTCCATTGCCTTGCAGGCGATGTCAACCCCGGAAGTCAGGTCATTCAGTTGCTCGCTTAGCGTTTGATTCATTCCGCTAGCATAGCAGAAATCCTAGCGAGAACAGCGGGGGTTCCAGCCTCGATCATGTCAAGCGCATGAGCAAAATCAGCAGGTCCCCCGAAGAAAGGATCAGGGATTTCCTCATCGCAGAACAGGTGCACCCTGTCATCCCCGCCAAGCTCCCGGAGATCTGCAAGGTTCTTCTTGTCCATGGCGAAAAGCAGGTCCCGTTCGGTGAGCCACGAAGACTGGAACTGCCTAGCTATATGCCCTGACCCGTCGTAACCTCGATCAGCCAGTGCTTTCTGGGATTCGATGTGCATCGGGAGACCAGCATGTCCCGTGTTAGTACCCGCGCTGTCCACGATGACATCCCTGATACCGGCACGAGCCAGCTCAGCACGCAATACGATTTCAGCCAGCGGGGAGCGGCAGATGTTACCCAGGCAGACGAAACAGACGCGGATCATATCCTCACCCACCACAGCGCAGACTCGTCGTTGGCATCGAAACACCGGGCGACACCCTCGGAAACCGGGGGATATTGATAGTCATCTCCGCAGAAAATAGCGCCCTCGACCGCGAACGGGAGAAATGCCCTGATATTATCCGCAACCTCATCAGCGGTGTGCATCGCGTCAATATGAAGAAACCTGACAGGTCTCGTCCACTGTGCCGCGAACTCCCGCCATCCCATCTTCCAGATCTGAACGTTACCCTGGGTGCCTTCCCTGACGTTCTCCTGGAATATCCCGTGATTGTCCCTGGAGATGATTTCCTGTGTCAGCCCGATCGCGGAGAGACTCCCTGCGTGGTCATGAGGATCGTATCTCTCATCTCCGTTGAGCACCTGCTGCCAGTCCCAGTGATCAACTGCGTGCAAGACTTTCGGGTAAACAGCGTTCGCGATGGGGATCGCGGAGAGACCCTGATGCACCCCTATCTCAATAACCTCCCCAGGGAGGTCATTCGTGGATGCCGCCAGTTCCGCAGTCCTGCTGAGCTGACCTTCGCTGATCCAGTGCTCGTCAAACAAGGAAACTCCTGACCGCATCAATGACCTGCCCGAGATCATCGTCAGTCATATCGGGATACAGGGGGAACGTGACCAGGGTTTTCCATACCCTGTCCGTGACGGGGAGTTTCTTGTGTTCCCCGAAAATCCTGTGCAGGTTGAGTGGCTTGTAGTGCACTCCTGCTGATACCCCGCGAGAATACATGTGAGTGATCAGGCTGTCCCTGTGCTGCGTTCTCGCCACGAACATGTGCCAGGAGGAGTTCTCATCCCACTCGGGGAGTCTCAGCCAGTCCAGGTCGCTGAATTCTTTCATATAGGTCAGCACGATCTTCCTGCGCAGCTCGTTCATCTCGTCCAGCCGCTGGAGCTGAGCCAGGGCAATAGCTGCGGTGATATCGTTCATGTCCGCTTTCCAGCCAGGGTCGGGAATGCTGTAATCCCAGCCTTTGCGGTCAATCCCGAACCTGCGGAGTCTCCGTAGTCTCGCGGCAAGTTCCCCGTCAGGAGTGGTGATCATCCCGCCATCCCCGGAGGCGAGGTTTTTCACTGCATTGAACGACCAGCAGGCGACATCCCCGATCTGCCCTGCAAGCATATTGCCAGCAGCATGAGCGCAATCTTCGATAATCCACCCGGAGGGGAAAGAACGAGGGGAGTTCACGGTCCCCCCGTACCATACCGGGATGATCGCGGCAGTCCGCTGGGTTTCCTTGCTTTTCACGTCATCCCAGTCGATGCACAAGGTATTCTCATCGATGTCCGCGAGAACGACCCTACCCCCGCTGTGCAGCACTGAGAGTCCCGTAGCGGCGAATGTCAGCGCGGGCATGATAACTTCCCCGTCGCGTACCCCGAGAGTCTCCAGAGCGAGCTGGAGGGCTGCAGTGCAGTTGCTCACGGCAACTGCATGCCGGGAACCGGTGTATTTCGCGAACTGTTCTTCCAGTTCCTCAACAACAGGACCCATCGACCAGAATCCGCTGCGGAGAACCCTGGTGACATTCTGAATCTCAAGGTCAGAGCAGCTGGGCTTGAAAAGCGGGATCACCGGATCGCACCCGACTCGTATTCGTGCTCGACTTCGCGGATAACTTTCGCAGGATTACCCGCGACCACCGTGTATTCGGGAACGTCTTTCGTGACCACCGAGCCAGCCCCGATAATCGACCATCTCCCCAGGGTGAGGTTCGGGAGGATCGTCGCGTTCGTCCCGACGTAAACTCCGTCCTCGATGTCCACGCATCCTGAGATGGAGACGGCATGCGCGATGAAACATGAGTCCCCGACCCAGCTCTCGTGAGAGACGAGGGCAGCCATATGGATACTTGTATTGTCACCAATAGCTGCTGACTGCTGGATATGCACGCCTTCCTGGACATACAACCCGACCCCGAGCTGCACGCCTTCCAGGTCAACCCCCGGGTCGATCAGGTTCGCGAACCGGCAGCCTTTATCCGCGAGCACCCGCGATGTCTTGTAGCGACTCGCGCAGTTACCGCTGACCAGGTTGACGAACGACACATCGAACAAATCGAGAACTGTGAGGACATCAATCCCCGTTACCGGATATCCCGCGAACATCGTTCCCCGTTTGGCAGGATCGTCATCGATGAACCCGAGGATCTCCAGGTTCGGGTCAGCTGCCGTAACCCTGCGGAGCAGCCGCTCCACGTGAGGGTTGGATGCGCCATAGAGAGCTATCCGCGTCATGGGGTTATCTTAGCAGGAACCTTATGGACGATCGCGAGTCCGTAGCGGAACAGGACTGAATCGCACTCCCCGTCCCGGGTTTTCAGCAGCTCCAGCAGGGATGTCATCGTGCTGATCATCTCTGGTTCGTACTGGGTGGGGACCAGTCCGTGGAACCCTACGTACCAGTCTTCGATAACGTAGTAACCACCGGGGGCAACCTGGGGCCACAGGATTTCGAAGGTTCTCTTCGAGAGTGTCCCGTTATGGCTGGCATCTTCAACGATCAGGTCGAAGGGACCGAGTTCAGCAAGTGAAAGGTCATCCTGGTTCTTGACAACTTTCACTGTTCCCTGTGGCCATATAGCCGCCTGGTTGCAATCCACCCCGGTGATTGTTCCCAGCGGGAAAAGCCCCTGCCACATCCGCAGGGATTCCCCCTCGTAAACCCCTACTTCACAGACGTTCCCGAAAGGACCGATATCTGCGGCAATCTTCAGGTACTCCCGGAAGTATCCGTGCGGTTCGATCTTATCTGTCTCGATATAGCTGGGCACCTGTATTCCTGCGGAATACGGATACAAGTAAGCCATCTGCGATTACCTTCCTGAGTTCACCGGGGGCATTGCGCCCCCGGTGAACTACAGGATACTAGAGAACGCCGCCGCGAACGGAAATCTGCCCGAAAGTGGGGGCAACCGCGTAAATCAGGTCCGTTGTCCCGTGCGCATACAGTGCAGGGGTGGACGTGGAAACCGTGGTTGTCCCGACCGAGGTGGCAACATTGAGAACCTCCAGGTTGGAGGTCCACTGAGTGTTCGCGATAATGAACTGCGTCCCCGGGGGGAGTGCCGTGACCGCACCAGCAGAGAAAATCTGAGTGGTGCTGCCCGCAGTGGAGGCACTGCTCACCGTCCCGAGCAATGTACCCTGGCTGATCGCAGAAATCGCGTACAGCGGGGTGAGCACATTAGTCAGGAACACCGGCTTCGTCCTCGGGGGGATGGGGAGTCCGCTGGTGGTGGTGACGTTTGCCTGCCCCACGTAAACAGTGTTATTCCCGTTGTTGTGCAATTCAACCGTGTTCGGGGCACTCGTTGACGGGGTGAACAGCCACGTCGGGGTGTAAGACAGGTTTACCCAGTTCGGGGAGCCTGGAGGAAGGTTAGCCATGATGTCTCCTTAAAGAGAAAGTTTCCTCTTATTTAATTTAGATAACGGAGACAACCGAGCCATACCCAATGGACACGTTCAGCCCGCCAGCAGGCGATGCGGCAGCAAACCCGTAAAGGATAGTGCTGTTCGGGACCTGGCACTCGGTAAGTACTACAGAAGAGCCAGTCGGAAGCCCGAAGCTGGTGGTCGTAGCTGCACTGGTAACCCCGGTCCCGAGGGCGATGAAGCATGTGCTCGCACCGCTATTGGTCACGACCAGATCACGCTGGTAGCCAGTTGTCGAAGTCGTGTAAAGCGCTGTTGACGTAGTAGCAGCAGCAGTAACGACTGTCTGGTAAGAGGTAGCGATAGCCACAAAACTCCTTTTTGTATCTGAAATGATGCGGCTAAGCTGCCGCTTTGCGGGTTAAAGAACGTAACCCAGAACCCGGAGGGGAGGGGTCATTGTAGTCCCGCCCCCTCCGGGAACCTGGAGATTAACTGAAAGGCGTAATATCGCTGACCTGGAGTCCCTGGAGGATTCCGCTGTACATAGGAGCATGCGCAACGAGAGTCCCGAGGAGGAAAATGGAGTAGCGGAAGGAAGCGTCAATGACAGGCCATGCGACACTAACGTAATCCTGCACGCAGGTCATTTCCCACGCATTGTCAACGTGGCTCCACGTCTGCGGGAGCTGGTAGCTCATAAGCAGCGCGGTGCCCTGGCTCATCCACGGGTGGACAGTCAGCTTGACAGTGCTCCTGGTGACCGGGTTGACGAACTCTGCAACCGCAGCGCCAGCACGAATGCCGCCGATCTGCGACTGGTCGATGTTCAGCAGGTAGTTAAGAGCGCTACCCTGGTTGAGCATGTCATTTGCGAGCCTCATGAGGTCGCCACCATCAGCGACAATCTCAGAAGGATCAGCCTTGAACACGCCCGGGGTGACATTGTTCATGCCATTGTTTTCCCACAGGGCATCCAGTGCGGTGAAAATGACGTTAGTGCTCAGGTGAGTTCCGACGCTCTGGTTGACATATCCGCCCTTCCAGACGTTCCCGCCTCCGAACCCGACGTTAGAGTAGGGACCGCTACCGGTTGCGGAAAGCCCGGTGAGAGTGGGGATAAGCCCCTCCATCCGGTTTCCGGAACCCGTTCCGGTGTCTGTGGTCGGGAAAGAACCGTTAGCGGACGTGGGGTCAGCACCCTGGATAGTGAACCGGATACCACCGACAGCGTTCGCGGTCTGCGCACCGCTGGTGGTGACTCCTGCCTGCACGGTGGTTCCTGCCATCAGGAATACGGTGGCAGAGTTACCTGCGTAGTAAAGGTTGTACTGCTGGGCTCCGGTAACTGGCGCAATGGTTACGTCAATAACCTGACCAGCGGAAGTGGTGACAGTCGCGGCAGTGCTAGCGGCAGTCTCCCCGAAGTAGTTCAGCGCGGAGACCCTGACACGGGCAGTACCAGTGGTTCCGACAGCAGTCTCATTCGATCCTGCAGTACGGGCAACCAGAGTGGGGGCGCTGGGAGTAGCCAGAGGCTGGGAAGACCCAGCAATCATCTGGTACTCTTCACCCAACATCATCTCCTGGAGAAGCACCAGGTTTGCCAGGGCAGAAATATCTTCGAATCCCTGACCTTCGAACTGAGCGAGCCACGAGAGCGACTCAGTAAGCCCGAAGAAACGGTAAGGGACATTCAGCTTGAACTCAGTCTGCTTACCAGAACCCGGGAGGTTCATGGGCCACTGAGTGCTCGCCATCGTCCCGCCTGCCTGGACCAGCTCAGGAATGGAGATGTCAATAACGCCCTGACCCCCGGTCTGGGAGCCGCTGACCCCGAGCAGACCGTAGACCTGGCGGGAAGCACCCTGACCGGCAGGACGGGGGAACTTGTTGCGGAAAAGGGTATATACCGGGTAGATGAGCCTCGACGGTGCGAGCAGGTCAAAGGGGACCAGCCCATAGGGAGCACCGTTAAGCCCCAGGTTTCCCGCAGTGAAAGACTTCCCGAGAGCAGCGTCCTGAGACTTGCGGACTTCCGCGTCATTGTTCAGCTGCATTCCCAGACCCTTGTACTGCTGGGGTGCCTGCCGCCACAGCTCAGGGTTAATCCGGGATACGGTGTCAGCGGAATTCCACCGACCGTCAAAAGCAGCAGCCCTGGTATCGAGAATCGCCTGATGCGACTTGGACAGGATCTGGGTGCTGTGGGCTCCCTCACTGAGGGGACGCCCGTCATTGGTAATGTGCCCGACACCCTTGACAAGGGACTTGGTAAGGGTAGTCATCGTACCCTCGTAGTCGGACCGGCGAGCTACGCGCTCACCGAAAGCGCTCGCACTGCCAGCAGAGGACCCGCCCATTCCTGGGGCGGTAACCTCATCGGCTGTAAGAACGTCAGCCATACGAATTCTCCGATCTTGGAGCGAACTCAATAATTACTCTGTAATCCCGCCGCGCTTGTCCAGCTCGTTACGGGCTGCTTCCCGCTCATGCGGGTTCTCACTCGTACGCCAGACGTGATGCAGCTGGCGGTTAATCATCTGCTGAGTGCGCTCCGCGATCTCAGCCTGCTTGGTAACAGCCACCGGCTGTACCGACTTCATGGCAAGACCTGCCCATGAAGTAGTCTTGGGGTCAGCAGCGTTAGCGGCAGCCTCCCAGCGGGCTTCCTGCTCGCTGATAGTTGCCTGCTGCTTGTTGATCTGCTCAACCAGCGGAGCAATAGCATCCGCGATGGCAGACTTGATAATGTCCTCAGAGGAAACCTCGGGGGCGCTCTTGGTAATCTCGGGAGTCTCCGCAGCCTTCTCGACAGGAGCCACGACGGGAGCCTCAGTCTCGAACCCGAGCATCTTAAGGGCTTCCTCGCGGGTGATGATCCCGCTCTCGAACTGCGTCTTGACAAGCTCAGCCTGCTGCAATTCGAGTGCCTTCTGGGTTACCCTGCGACCCAGCTTGGTGCGAGCCTCATCGACAGTCATCTTGCCTGCGAGCACCTTCTTGCCCAGCTTCTTCTTCATCCCCTTCTCAGCGAGAGCAAGGAACTCAGCAGAAACCTCGGGGGTCTCGACAGTCTTGGAGAGAGCCGCGTCAGTCTCAGCGACCTCAACCTGCTTGCCCAGACCAGCCGCAGGCGGAATGGGGCGAGACTCGGGCTGCGTCACATTCTGCGTCATCGGGCACAGCGGGGGGAACATCCGCGAAACGTTATCGTGGATCAGGGAGAGCGCCTGGCGTGCCTTCTCCTTTTCCACGTGCGCGTAATCGATCCGCGTGGGAACTCCCTGTGCGTCTGGGTACTCAGCTCCGCCCTTCATGTGAGAGGGGCTTGGAGACTGATGTCCCGACGCCAGCGGGGGACGGTCAAACGAATGCGCGTTGGGGGAGCCGCTGGCAACATCCGGGGAGGAGTTAGGTCCGTCATACCCCGGGGAGTTAGCGGCGTGCCCTGCGGTGATCACCGGGCGGTTATACCCGTTCGGGGTAACCGAACCAGGGGAAGGATAGCTGGTGGGACCAGGGTTAGCATCCCTGAACGCCTTGTGCAGTTCCAGCCGGTAGTCGTTCAGCTCAGCAGCATCAGCGGACTTAAGGGTCTGCGCCGCGCTCCATGCCTTCGTCAGCTCCAGTGCGGTCTCGATAGGACCGCAAGCCGCGTCAACAGCCTTGCGCTGCCACACGTCCAGGTCAATCACCGAGGACAGATCCGCGTACGGGTGATACTTGCTAACCTCGTCCGGGTGATATGCGGGGCAGGTCAGGTCGTGCAGCTTACCCAGGTCCGTGTCAACCCCGACAGACTTGAACCGCATGAGTGCTGCGGTCTCAGGGGAACCCCCGACAGTCTTAAGGTCAGCAGTACGGATACCACTCGGGGCGGGGGTTTCCAGCGCCGGTCCGGTGTTGGGGATCTCATTCATAGCCTGAGCATCACTGGCACCGCTGGCAGACTGGGGAGTCCCGGAGCACTTCTCGGAGTGAACGTGATCCATCTTGCAGGAATCATCGTCATCCCCGGAGGGCTTCTTGTCATCGTCGCCATTCAGCCACGGGGGCATCTTCTTGCCCTTGGGCTTCTTAGCCTTCTCCTCACCGACAGAATCGGTAACGGCGTCATCGTCCCCGTCTTTCAGCATGGCAGCGTCAAGATCCTTGTCCGCACCCATGCCCATGCCCGTCATGTCATCCTTGAGGACTTCCGGAGCAGCAGTCTCTTCGACCACACTTGTGATTCCTTTCTCCGAGTCCTCGGAGTCATTAAGTGGATTGGGCACATGAAGCCTTTCTGCTTCGCTTGCGATAAGGCGACGTGCGCCCGCAACGTTACCGTGACCGGTTCTTGCCAGATGTGCGGCATTATGCAGGTCCCCGGCATTCTCAATGGGATACGAGCCATCCGGGAGAGCATGCCCCTCGGATGCAAGCCGCCTTCTGGTAGCGGTGTTGATGTCACGCTTATATACTGCCTCTTCGGCCTCGTACAGGGCTTTCAGGGCAAGCTCGTCGTAATGCTGGTCGATGATCTTCGACTTGAGGATTTTAGCGAGATCATTCGGGGTGAACGTGAGGCTCATGTCGTCCGCGAAAGGAACCTGGGCACTTTCGTCTTTCGTTACCAGGTCTTCCCCGGAGAACTTGGCGATGATCTCGTCATCCGCGTGCATCTCCTGGACGTATTCGCAGGAGTCGCCAGCGGACTTAGCGATATCCAGGTACGAGGACTTATTGCTGGGACGGTCAACCACGGATACTTCCGCGAAATCCCCGCCGCAGATGCGCCCGTTGCGGACCCGAGGGTCATGCTTGATAACCGGACGGGAAATCCCCACGGAGTAAGCCTGGAGGACGCCCTTCTTGATCAGCTTCTGCGCCAGCGGATCAACGATGACGGCGGTCAGCCAGTGCTTATCCGTGCCATCCTTGTTGATCTCGACTTTGAGACCTTTCCCGATGGGGCGGTGAGCATCGTGGGACATCCGGACATTACCACCGGTTGCGAGCCAGTCCCCGAGGGCTTTTGCGGACCAAACCGGATCTACGATCTGGTCGTCCGAGTCTACGGTGCCATCGGTCGCGATCCCCTTGATAATCAGGTCCCCGTCATCATCCTGCTCCCACTTGAGAATGGGGATGGAGATGTGCACAAGATCCTGTGCAGTCTCCGCAGGGGCAGCTAGCGTAGTAGCCATACATCTCCTTGTTCAGGCATAAAAAAAGCCCGTACAAGGACGGGCAGAGGTTATGGTTCTCAGCTGGGATAACACAAAGGACCCCTGCTGGGATTATATACTATTTAAAATGCCTTAGCAAGCGCACTTGCCACCTGTCTTTCACCGGGAGGATAAACCCGATAGAGGTGACGATAATCCCGTGATGGAATTTTGGGTCAAGTCCAGCGCGCTCGCAGGCTTGCATGGCGCAGGCAAGGTCATGCAGCAGCAGTGCCTGTTTTCTTTTCTTTCTCTTACTCATGTGTTTCTTTCAGCTTCTCCCATTCAGCAAGGGCATTCCTGGAGGCTTCAATCACCTCGGGGTGTACGTTACCTTTTCCCGATGCCCATCTGCGGGTCGCATTGATAGCTGTTGCTATAGCCTGACCCTCTTCCATTCCGTTGCGGATCAGGGCATGAGCGATATTCTGTATGTACGCTGGAAGCTGCTGTCGTTCTGCAGTATGCCTGTCCGGGGTATTCCACAGCCCGTGAGTTCCCAGGGGATTATGGGTACTGGACAGGGCAGGAGTCTGCTCTGACTTTTCCGTTACCGCTTCCCAGCGATTACAGACATCGTTAGCAAAAATGTTACCTTCAACGAGATCGCATCCTCCGCTGTTCATCCGGTGAGATTTCGGGTGAAACATGACGCAGTTTCCGCAGTGTTTTGAAGAATCAGCAGAGCGGTAGTTGACGCTTTCCTTGCTGACTTTCTCCACACTCACCTATGCTAGCTTGTCGTGATAGTGACAACCGCAGTCCACGGGGAAGCAGTCGCGAACACCGGGTCAGACAGCGCCTGGGTTACCGCTGCCATGATTGCCTGCGGACTGGGGGCACCAGCAGGATTCTGGGTGATAGCAGCAGCGACGCTCAGAGTTTTGACAGCCACGGGAATCTCCTCGGGAGGGTCGGGAAGTGCTTCATAGTTGGGACGCCAAGCCAGGAAAGGCATTTTCACAGTTTAGCGATTCCCGGGATCACTGCCCTGGTGTATCTGAGATGAATGCGTCTCAAGTGCCTGCTGCATCCATCGTTCGGGCACGGTGCCAACATACGCAAGTACCGGCTTGTTCAGCTTGAAATGCCGTGCCATTGCCCTGTGATGTCCGTCAATCACGATCGCACGACCGTCAGGATGATCGGCTCGCTGGACTAGAATGGACGGATCAGTGTGTGCCCCGCCTTTAGCGATCTCTTTCGCGAACCTGGCAACAGCCTCAGGCTGATGTGATGCCGCCCAGGAATCAATATCGTCATCATCCACTCTCTCCCAGGGGACGTTGACTGGACCGATCCAGGTGCTGTGCTTCACCCATTCGAGAGCTTTATCGGGGAAATTCCCTTCTAGCTGGGCGTATACATGACGCCACTCAACCGGGTTAGGATCGCCTATGTCAGCCGCCCCTTTTGGGAGGGTAAGCATTGTCCTGTTGTTGCGGCGAGCCTGCTTGAGGAGATTTTCCTGGATTTTCCTGGTCAGCTGCTCGATCTGCTTCGCGGACAGTTTCACGCCCGAAAGATCGTGAACAACATCGCTTTCCCTGTCAGGGTCCCACTGCTCAACAGTATCCGCAGGGTTGAACACCTCAGGAGGCTCTGAATGCGGAGACATGGGACGCGGGGTTCTCGCGGGAACTGACCCTACTACAGGATGTACGCCTTTCCCGCTCGGGGGAACTCCTGTGTTCGCAGATATATTCTGAATCCCGGTGGAGTTAACTTCCTGCTCCTCTGGATCTTCCACCACCGGGAAACCGCCAGCAGGAGTCTTACGTCTCCTCGCGGGGGGCTTTTCCCGTTCCTCCGGGAACTCGTCCTCGTGACCACGCGGATACACCCTGGTCTGCGGGGGAGCGTCCATCCTGTTCGCCTCGAAATGAGGAGGATTACCTCCCGGGGTTGCCCCTGGATAGCCGCCAGGACCCGCATCCCCGAACTCCTCACCGTTAGCGTGGTGAGGATATACCCAGCGCGAACCCATCCCGGCTCCGTGCCTGTCAGGGTCGTCTAGGACCATCCATTCGCCGTTTTCGTTGACGAGATTCTGCGGAGATTTCATGTCCCCTAGCTGGTCACGCAGGTGGATTTCTTTCACCCAGTCGTCGCGGAACTTCCCGACAAGATCAAGATCTTCGATCTCGCCCCTGCGGAACCACGCGGTGGAAAGAGTTTCCTCCGGGGTGCTCCCGTTCATCAGCGGCTTGAACATGTTCGTCTCGCACAAGTACAGGTATGCAGTCTTTCCGTCCGGGTCCTGGTGGGTGAAATCACGGATCACAGTGAGCGCGGGGAGAGCCCCGATTTCCTCTTCCGTCTCCCGGTAAGCAGCACTCCACCCGGGTTCGTCAATATGAGTGGTGCCCCCGGGCATTCCCCAGGAACCATCAGGACGCTGCTGGAGAAGATACCGCCATTTTCCCTTCTCATCCTTTGCCCGGATGAGCAGCCACGCGGTACGGGTACTGTCTTCTACGTTAGAGTCCGACTTTCCCAGGTGAGACTGAGGAGGGACGATATTCATCCCAGCGGGGAGCGGGACGCACCTGCACTGTACGTGACAGGGACCCCCTAGACCCCCGCTGGAAAACGGGGCGTCCAGGGGGATCGGTCCCTCGTTCGCTACCTTCCTGCAGATCTTGCAGGCGTCATCAGGGGCAATCCCCAGGTGCTTGTGCGTTACCCCATTATCGCGGTAGCACTGGATAACCCCTGCGTTCAGGGCGCGGGCAATCTCGGTCCTCGCGATGACCTCACTGCGGGAGTTCGCGTTTTTCAGTCCTGTGCGGGCAACCTGGTCCAGCCAGTGAGCACCCTCGGTGTCGAGGAACGCCTGGAGATTATCAGTAGTCCCCAGGATTCCCGCGTCTTTCCCTAGAAGCTGATTCGCGGAGCTGTATCCGAGATTCCATGCTTTCTCCCAGAGCGGGGTCATCACCTCAGTGAGAACCTCCCGGACTTTCTCCGAGATCAGGTCGTACATCACCCGGTTGGGGATCATTAGCTTCCCCACCGCGACCTGCTGGCGGATTTCTGAACCCGCCTCTTCTGCTTTCGCGAAACCCTGGGCGATCTCCTGCTTGTATCTCCCGATGAGACCTAGGTCATGCTCCCATCCTGGAAAGGGGGCATCAGACTTCTCCAGGTTCCATCCCACCGGGTACTTCCACCAGGTAGGGTCGAGAGCATTTACCGTGTTCTCGTCAACAGGAACAGGAGCGATAGGGATTTCGGGAGCAAACTTCTCGGTCATGTCGAGAGCGCGGTCTATCGCGGTGTCCAGCATGACGCCTTTCGCGATATCCTCCGCGATCATCCCGAGAATGCGGTTCGTGATATGCACTGGCTCCCAGGAAGTAATCTCCCTGCCCTTGCGGAGGTGTCGTTTCAGGGATTCCAGCTCGCTGGCAGCAGCTTTCTTGCGGCTCCCTGCCGTGCTTGTCCTGTTAGTGGTCCCGCCTGTCCTTGGAGTGGGAGACTGGACGGCACCCTGGGCAGCCTGGTGCTGCGGAGTGCCGACGCCTTCGCGATGAGGAGACAACGGGGCTGGGTGGCTGCCATTCGGCTTGGTTCCCCCGCCTTTACGCGGCTTTGGCTTCTTCTTGACTGCTTTCTGACCGCCGTTAGTACCCTGACCGCCAGCAGCACCGCCCTGTGCTGCCATCATGATCAGTTCGGCTGCCATCTTGAAAGGCACGGGACCCTGCGCGGTAAAGACAACAGGCTCCCCGGTTTCGTCAAGTCCCCACGGGGGAAGATCGAGACGCTCGCGGACCTCATCAATGCTCGCGATGCCATTCTGGACCTGCTGTACGCCTAGTTCAGTGATAGCCTGCTTGTCTTCGTCGTTGACAAGCCCCTCGAACTGGAACTGCATGTCATGCTGCTGGCAGATGTCCTGAATAGCGTAATTGAAAATATTGCAGATGAACTTGAGGAGAGGCTTCGCGGATTTCCGGGACTGGATACTCCGTGATTCCTGTCCTGCCATCCTGATACCGGAAGCAGAAGGTCCCGTTGGGGTTGCCCCGACGTTCGGGATGATCCCCAGCTCCTCAGGCTGCACATCCGCTGCCATGCATACCTGGTTCATGACCAGGAAGTCAAAGCTGTCAGAAAGGTCAACGGGGCGCTGCGGCTCAACCTTGCTCCCTGGAGGGAGAACGACTACTTTCAGGTGATACGCGGGGTCTCCTGCGATAGCGTTCAGCGCGTTCTGAAGCTCCCCGATCTGCGTGGGAGTGATGTTCGTATCGCCAGGCGAAATGTAAACCGCTGGAACTGTGCCTTCAGTGAAGTAGTTAAGCTGGAATTCCTGCTTCTGCAACCCGGAGATAATCGGGAGGAGCGCCCTCTCGATGAACGGGAATCCGTACGGAGTCTCCCTTCTGCTCACCAGGGGCGCGTACAGCATGATATCGGAGGAGAATTCGTTGACTTCAGCCCCGGCAAGCCCCGCGTCATCGATATCCCTGCCAGTAGCCATCGTCATATAGTCACTACGGGGAACCCCGTAGAGATATTGCTGGTACGCGGGGGCTGGAGGGCGGGGTCTCCCGCCATGCAGGTCGAGAAGGGGTCGGATTGTCGGTCCGGAGACGAGATTCAGGGAGTCCAGGTCACTCCCGAGGAGCCCTCTCCCTCCCATTCCGATGGAAGCTCCGTATTTCGGGCGGTAAATGACCGCGAGCGCGTCATAAACGAAGATTTCCTCAAGCAGCGCGTCCAGGAACGAGGAAAATGACCAGTAATCAGGGTCCGGGCGCTTGAAAAACCTGGTAACCTCTGCTTTCCGCTCCCCGAAGTCCCGCATAGCCTTACGATCACCCTGGTAAGCCTTCGCGGCGTCCGTGGTCATCGTGATTTCCCAGTTCAGCCCCAGGATTTCGTCTTTCCGCAGCTCAATGCACTGCCGTGCGACAGAATAACGCTCAGAAAGGGTTTTCAGCTGCTCAAATGAGCATAGTTTCAGCCCTTCAGATCCCGGCTGGGTGGGAAGGTTCCACCCAACGGGGTACTGCCACCATCTGGGGTCCGCGAAAAGCCCGCCAGGGGGAGGAGTGTCCAGCGGAACAGGCTGGATCGGGGACATCGGGGCGAAAGCGCCATCGGTGAACACGCTGCTCGGGCGAGGCAGGAACGGACCATAGGAATCCTGGTACGGATTCGCGTACATGGCGTTCGCCTGGACAGGGGAAATGCGACCCATGCCGCTCGACTGAGGAGCATACGTGGGGCGCGCACCCCCGGGGATTGACTTGAGCGCATTAACGATAGCGCCGGTTCTTGCGATGGTAGCCTCGCTTACGAAATCTGGAGCTGTCCTGCTGTCTGCACGGGGATCTCTGGATTGTCCGTGATCTTAAGGTAAATGATATACGTTCCGATTCCCAGCTGAATGGTTCCGCCAGGACCGACCAGGCAGGCAGCGGCATACGGCTCGATGACATTACTGCTCCTGACCGCCCAGATTGCGGTATTCCAGTCGGAAGGTCCCGGAACTTGGTAAGCGGTCGGCATGAATGCCATCGCCACCGGATCGGAAGTCGGATTGAAAGGTTCCCCGTTCAGCAGCAGGGGTTTCACCGGCACGCCAACATACTGCAACGACAGGTGGGATATGGAAATCACGCTATTGTTAGCCACATTCCGCCTTTATATTGATTTGGATGCCCGCGTTATCCTTCTGTGATAAACACGTCTCCTGTTGACCAGTCGGTAAACGGAGCGCCAGTCTCCCAGAGAACAAAAACATCCCCGGTTGACCAGTTGACGAACGGATTCCCCGCCAGCCAGTTAGTGAATACGTCCCCCGTGGTGAACGTTCCCTGCCGTACCGGGATATTCTCGACGGGACCGCCAGGATTCCCGTAGGTACGCCCGCGTGGCGCATTCTTCGGGATGATCCCCCGGATGGGATGAACCGCCTGGACGAACCTCGGACCCCTGGTGGGGTTGTGAACCGGGGCACCCTTATTGAAGTACGTCCGTCCCCTGACCGGAAGGGAGGGGCGTATTCTCGCAGGCGCATTCCTGGGAATAAACCTTACAGGCGTCGGGGTGACGGCAACCGGGGTTCCCGGGTTACGGTAAACCCTTCCTCGTACGGGGAGCGGCTGGCGAGCCCGGATTGGCTCATTTACCTGGCGGAACACTGGTCCGGAGGTGACCAGAGGTGCCCCGTTATCGGAGTAGACCCGACCCCGCATGGGCAGCGGGATTCTTGCCTGTACCGGGTGGTTCAGCGGGACGAAACGGGGACCCTGGCTTGGCGGGTTGTTTACCGGGGCACCAGGATTACCGTAGGTACGACCCTTGCTCCAGGTTTGCAGTATCTGCGACCGGATCGGATCCGTTGCCTGGCGGAACTGCGGACCCGTGGAAGGGTTCCTGACCGGGGCTCCGCTGTTACCTGCGACACGTCCGCGTGGAGGCTGCGTGATACGGATACGCGCAGGGTCGTGTCTCGGATAGAATACCGGACCGATGACAACCGGGGGCGGATTCTGGACGGGACCGCCCGGGTTGGAGTAAACCCGACCTTTACGCGGGAGCGGATCAGCAGACTGTACCGGGAATGTCTTCTGCCGGAATACCGGACCAGCACTCGGGTTGCGTACCGGAGCGCCCGCGTTCCCGTATGTTCTGCCTCGAATGGGAAGACTCGGGCGGATTCTCGCAGGGTAATTCTTCGGGTAGAAAACTGGTCCTACGACAACCGGAGGCGGGTTCTGAACTGGACCACCGGGGTTGCTGTAAGTGCGTCCCCTGCGTGGCAGCGAATCAGTCGCCTGGACAGGGAAAGTCTTCTGGCGGAATACAGGACCCGTGCTCGGGTTCTGTACGGGAGCCCCGTCGTTAGAATATGTCCTGCCGCGAAGCAAAGGCTGCAATGGCAGCTTAGCGTGCAGCGCCTGGACTGCGGGATAGAATACCGGACCGGTAGTCTTGATAGTCCCCTGGCTGGAGTTTACCCTGCCTTTGGAGAATGTCTGCGGAATCGGGGCACGGACAGGACGGGGAAGCTGCCGGAACTGCGGACCTGTAGATGGATTGCGTACCGGCGCTCCGGGGTTGGAGCTGATTCTCCCCTTTGAGAACGTCTGGGGAATCTCACTGCGAACCGGGTCAGTTACCTGACGGAACTGGGGACCAGTCGAGGGATTCTGTACGGGAGCGCCAGAATTAGACCCTATGCGTCCTTTGGAGAAAGTCTGCGGGATTCTGCTACGAACTGGTCCTTCAAGGGGGTAAATCCGAGGACCAACCGCAGGAGGAGTGACGGTTACGGAAGTACCCGGATTGGACGCGACTCGTCCCTTGCGAGGGAGAGGATCAGCAGCCGCAATCGGGTATTTCTGCGGATAAAATACAGGACCGCGTGAAGGGTTCCTGACTGGAGCGCCAGGGTTCGACCCTATGCGACCAGCGCGGGGTGCCAGCTGGGGCAGCCTCCCGCGTACGGGACCTTCTAGTGGGTATACAGGAGGTCCGCGATGCGGGTTGATTACCGGGGCACCGAAGCTGCTCCCGATACGACCAGCTCTAGGCTGCCAGTTCGGGATGATGAACCGTACCGGGGTTTTCCGCTGGATAAAGACAGGACCCGGAGTGGGATTGCGTACGGGAGCACCGCCGCATCCCATTCCCCCACCAGGGCGACCCCCTGATACGGGACCGGAAATGTTCCCTGTCCCTACCGGCAGCTCAGCGAAAACCCCCCCGGACTGTGACTGGAACAGGGTGATTTTTGCCCGGACAGCCCAGCGGAACGGGTAGAACGGGGGTCCGACTGTGGGGGTCGGAGGAGGGGCGACAGTGGCGCTGGGAATGAATGTCGCCATTCCCAGCCCGACACGGACCGGGACGGAGATGTTTCCGACCGGATGGGACCATGCGGAGTTCAGCGTCGGTCCGGACTGGGCAGCGGCAACGACGACGATTGCACCCGCCCCGAAGGCAAGCGTGCCAGTACCGCTCCAGGTTGTTACGTCACTTGCAGTCGCACCACTGGTAACGTTTGCAAGGTAAGCGGTTCCAGTGTGAGCGACGCTGCTAGTCGCCCCATCATTTGCGCCATTCGTCCACGAAGCACTGTAAGTTACTGTCGTGGTACCAGCAGTACGTTCGCGGCAGGCAACTGATATGGCAAAATGACCAGCACTGCTGACATTAGCACTCGTGGTGGTCGTAGTGGTCGTGATTGTGGCAGTGCTGGCACCGCTAGATTGAGTACCTGAAACATCAAGCGGATTCAGTCCTCTTGCACCGGACAGCTCGTAAATAGTGCAAGTCATCGCGAACGTCGTAGTACCGCCCGCGTTCGTCATCGTGAACGTCGTGTCGCCGTTAGACTCAGTACCGGTGGCTACCTTGTACCAGATGTCAACAAGGTTGGTGCAAGCCGTAGCGCTGCCGACTCCGATATTGGTAACGAAGTTGGTTGGGAGCAGTCGCGTCCACCCAGCCGAAACAGTGCTTGTCGGGCTTGCAGTAGCCGTACTTCCGACTCGGGAGACAACCGCGACCAGCAGGTTTCTGGCAGTCGGAGTCTGACCGTACGTGCTGGTAATGGTAGTGCCAGCAGTAACCCGGGTAGCGTTTCCTACGGCCCCGACGAGCGCAATAGCCACCATGCGCTCCTTTCAGTGGACCGCTAACCTTTTACCGGGAGTGTCCTGCGTTCCTCCAGCCTGCATTACTGACCAGGGTTACCACTCGCTGCGGCATGTCCAGCTGACCTAGCGGAGGACCGGCAGCCACCGGAGGGGTGGATATCAGGGACAGCAGTATCGCTGTCATCGGACCGGAAATATTCGCTGTCCCGGTGACGTTTCCTGTTGCCCCGCCCGCAGCATTCGTCTTGAACGCATCCCCGAGAACGTCAAGATCAGTCAGGTTGCCGAACCCACCGGGAACAGTCCACACGTTACCACCGGTAAAGTCGGTACCCGCCCAGTACAGCAGCGTGTTCGCGCTCGTTGAAGCAATCGAGACGTTCAGCGTTGCCACGCTGGTGTTGCTGCTGTTGGTGGAAGGTGCAGAGAGAGTATTCTCGTACGGGTTACCCGAGGTGGTGCACCCGGAAATCCGGTGAGCGGCGGCAGCATGGAACACGCTCCCCGTCCAGGAAAACGTGACCGTCCCGGTTTCCCCTCCGACTGCGCGGTACCAGAAAGTATGCTGCTCCTGGACCGCTGTCGTCTGCGGTGCAGTCGGGATTTCCGCGAACCCGGCAGGGGGAGTGACCGCGTTCGCGTTCTCCTTGTAAATGGAGACAATAACGATGTCATTCGCGGCAATGCTGGCAGGATAAGTGACCGCCACGCTAGCCGAGGTGGCACCAGCCGAGGTCGTGCTGGTTTGCAAAACCGGTGCTGCCATAAGATAATCTCCTTAACTATGACAGCACCGGTTCCACTGTTTACTCGGAGATAACCAGTTCCGCCATCAGGTTAACGGCAGATGTGGTACCCGCAGCACCCAGCTCGTAGGTGAGCGCCAGGGTCCCGTTCGTCTGGTTAAGCTCGAAACCAGGAGTGAACCACTCGCCCCAGTTAGCACCAGCGGTGCAGGGAATTGTCTGGCTCCAGACAACCGCACCCGGGGTTGCGAATGTCGCGGTCCCGGATCCGTTAGCCGTGGAGTAAATCCACACGGAGGATGCCGCAGTGGTAGACTGCGAAATGGGACGTGCAGTCGCGGTTCCTGCGAGAATCGCGGTGTTCGTGGACGACACCCTGCGCAGACGCCAGGTGATCGTACCGTTAGAAGGGTAAGACGCGCTCGACCCGGAGTAGGTGGAGACACGCACTGCGGAGACATTGAACTCCCCAGCACTCCCCCCGTACATCAGGACGTACTCAGTACCCGGGACGCCACCAGTTCCGATGGAGATTCCCGTGGTCTGCTCCGCATCTACGTTGTAGGTTCTGGCAACAGCCACACAGCCTCTTTCTTATGCCGAGATAAGTTCCCCGGCACAGCCGGGATTGGTGGTTAAACAATTATACGGAGACAGTACCCCGCACCGCAAGGACTGTTTTGATATCGTCAGCCATGCAGGTCTTGCGCCAGGAATAATACTTGTCGCGATCAGCGATCAGTTTCTCCCCGGAATCTTTTGATGTCTTATCTGCTTTCCATACATGTTTCACGGAAATGGCGCGTAGATGCCGGATGCACCCGGCACCCATTCCCAGGTCAGCCCATACGTTATCGATGTACCAGTGATCCAGGTCAGGGAGTGCCATCCACCCGAGGGCTTCTACGATATTGCTGGACACGCAGACAGCCTCAGGGATGTCTTCCCGCACTCCGTCCCAGGGGTAAGTGAACCCGACCCCCCCCATGCGGATAATTCCCCGGATGAGGGCACGATCCCATCCCGGGGTTTCCGGAACCATGTCATCCCCGAGGGACGCGAGATACGGGTAATCCTTGTACCGCAATCTCGCGATCTCATTTGTCCACGCGGTCAGTCCCATTCTCTGACCCACATCGAGGAAATCCCCGTCGCGTCCCGCTTTGCTCATGATGAACTTGTAGCGCTCAAGCTCAGGATCGTCATCGTCCACGCATACATGGAGATGAGTTTTCATTTTCGCGGTATCATGCACCGCATCAAGCAGCCTCGCGATGTTCTGCGGACGATTACGGGAAGGGACGATTACGAGCAGGTCACCCATAGGGTCACTCATCTGCGGGGTCTTCCTCTGCTTCTCTCGGGGCTTTAACCCATTCTTTCAGGTACATCTCCCGATGATGCGGGTTATCCCAGTCGAGATCGTCGTCTTCCAGGAGCTGCCTCAACCTCGGGTTAGACGTGATATCTCCCAAATTGCGGGTTCCCTTTTTTGTCACGTTTGACAACCTTTAGCACTGTCACCGGTCGGTTCTTCGGGATAAGATTCCCTTTTCTGTCATAGCAGGCACCCGTGTGCCCGTTCAGGGCGCGGCATCCACGGGTCTTACGGCATCTCGTGTTGATCATGCCCGGATTATACCAAGCCCGTACCTCCCGGGGAGGTTCTCCCAGGTCTTCCCCGTAGCGGCGCAGTACACGTCGAGAGCCTCCTGAACCGGGGGGACGGTACCCTTCCAGTCGTACCCAGGCCACCCGATAAGGTTCGTGTCGTGGAACAACGCGACACCTTTGTTCGAGAGCCTAGGCATGTACGCGTATAGCTCAGCGAGAGTATGCTCATACTCGTGGGAGGTGTCTATGAACAGGACATCCACCTGGGGGGGAAGCTGCGCCTGAACGAATTCATCCATGTCGTCACCCTGGATGAATGTCCATCTCGGGGTTTTCCGCCAGGGACGCATTCCCGCAGGGTCATCCGCGACAGGATCGATATCCACGGATACGACATGCCCGTCAGAATAGACAGCTGCCGCAAGGAAAGCGAGAGTAGAATTCCCTTTCCGTGACCCGAGTTCCAGCACTCGCACGTGCTCGTAAGATTTCGCGGTCTCATACAGGTACGGGAGATATTCCTGGATATCGCTCCATCTTCCCAGGCGGTCCATGTACCCGTCGTGGAGAGTGCTCGTGATCGCGTCCAGCGCGATGTCATACACCCTGCGGAGCGCCATCACAGCCCTTTCAACTGAGCACCGTGACGATACCGGAAATCCTCGTCAGCCTGACGCTGATATTCCTCGTCGGAAATCTTCTTCGCGTGAAAGATCGTCCTATTCCCTGCATGCAACTGCACGACGCTCAGCGCGGGATTAAAGCCCGCAACGTTCAGCATCGCAGACAGGCAGGGAATATTCGGGGTCCACCATGAGGTGGGATCGTTATTCAGCTCTCCCCCGGGATGGAATGCCATCCTCGGGGCGTCCAAGAGCTTTTCCGTGTCCACAACAGTTTCCACGACGGCGACACCCCCGGGACGGGTGCATTCCGCAAGCTTTTCCAATCCGAGGAGCGGATGGCGCAGGTGATATAGCACCCCAAGGAAAAGCACCAGGTCGAAACGCTCACCCTGAAGCTTCTCCGGGAGATCGTAAATGCTTGCCTCAACAGGAACAACATTAGACCCGAGTGTCTCGTGAGCCAGGTCGAATGCATCCCTACCGGCAGACTCCCAGATATCTGCCGCTACAACTCGCTTTGCGCCGCGACGTTCGCATTCAAAAGAGAAGAACCCGTCCCAGCATCCCACGTCCAGTACGGACAGTCCTGTCATTTTCTCCGGGAGCAAGAGATGCGGGAGCGTATTTTGCTCTCCGGATCGCCCTGGAGTGATAATTCCCGGGCGCAGTTCGATGGAGTGAAACCAGAAATGCTTCTTGATAGTTTCACGGAGTTCATTATCTGTCATCGCTGACTCAGACAAAGATTATCTCCGTCGAGTAGTCACCTAGTGCTGCACGAACCGCGTTAGCGAGGTTTTCGCGGATAAGCTCAGGCGAATCTCCGTAGTTGATAGGAGATGTGATACGAACCGGCAGTCCATCGCCTGTAGCAGCCACAACACTGTTCGTGCTAGACAGAACTACGACCGATGCCGACACAAGCGATGTGGCAGGAACCGAAGAGTCGTAAGTAAATGGAACTTCTATCCCTGCTGCCGCAGCTCCAGCACCACCCGGGTACTGGAAACCGATGGTATAATTACTAAAGACTGCCGTCGAAGCAACACTGCCAGCTGAGTAATTCACTAGCTCGACATAAGGTGCTGACGAACCAAAGGCGGTGAATGCAGCCCCCGCCCCGGTCCACTGGTTTGCCCACGTAATCCCGTCAGCTGATGTCTGCGCCTGGAAGTTACTGTTGTTAAAGTTCGCGAAGATACGAATAAACTTGTGGTTTATGGGATCGTAAGTTCCACTGCCAACCGTAACGAACCCTGATCCTACGTTGTAACCAAACAACAGCGAACCTTGTTCAACCGCGAGCCTCAAAGTTATGTAGAAGTTATGCGTGGGGTCACCGTTAGTGAACGACGGGTTAGGAACGACAGAGCTTAGCTGAATACCAGCCCACATGTTATTGGAGCCACTAGATGCACCACCGGGGTCTAGCTGAGTTGCCGCAAAACCTATGGTCATCATCGCGGGTATAGAACCCTGAGTACAAAGCCCTGCCCATTCGTTCCCGCCGCCACTTCCGGGAACGGAAATCTGAAGCGTATTCTCAGCAGTGTTTACAGCTGTTCCCACGGTCGGCGGTAGCTGCTGCCAGTAAGAGTTGAGATCCTGCACATCGTGATCTACTTCGTAAGTAACATAAGCGATGTTGCTCACTTTGAATCCTCCTCATTGGCAGTGTAGCAGTTACACCCTGCGTAATGACGGAAAGAATCAGTCCCGGGGCATCCGCAGTTCTCCCGGTGCTCCCCTGGGCAGGTTGTTCCTATCCATCTCCAGACGCAGGGAATGCGATCATCGTCAGGGAGGGGCGTCCACGAGGTCACGTCAGGGACTCCTCAATACGGTCAAGCGCGGGAACCCAGTAATCGGTGAACACTTTCTCCACGTCGAACTTCTGCGCGAAATCGTACGCGGGTTTCCGTGGCATCCTGTCCTGCTCCCATGCCTGATATGCAGCCTCGAAAGCATTCTCGATATCAGGAGCGTCAGGACGAGTCCACCATGCCCCGTGTCCGTCCTCCCAGTCAGGAGTCCCGGAGACAAGCCAGCCTGCACCGCACAGTTCTGATGTTGCTGAGCCATCAGTGGTGACCACGGGGATTCCGCAAGCCTGAGCCTCGATCAGGGGAACTCCGAAGCCTTCCCCGTAGGAACACAGGGAAAGAATGTTCAGCCCGTTGTACCAGATCGCCATCTGCTCATTCGTGACCTGCCCCGTATCGTACATGTACGCATCGGGGAAACTTACGGCACCGCTGATACCCAGTCGTGCCGCGAGTCCCGGGAGATTCGTTCCTCCCGGGGATACCTGGGCACTGTGGATGGTCAGGTGCGTGTCAGGGTGTCGTGCGTGAAACCTGGAGAACGCGAGGAGCTGCTGATCGAAAGCCTTCCGTCTTCCCCGGTTCATCGCGACGATCCCGATGACAAACGTGTCCTGATCAATTGAAGGGACCGTCTTGCGATATTCTGTGGGATCCCCCGGGCGATAAACGGCGGTGTCCACGCCATGCGGGATATACAGGGGTTCCGCACCCTCATTCTGGAGGACCATCTCCCCGAAGCGGGACATCGCTATCGGGGTGGTGCATCTCGCTTCCCGGAGGACTGTCACGTCTCCCTCGCCCAGGGGGTTGCAGTCCACGGGGAACCAGGGAAACCAGTTTATTGCTGACAGTGCGCTTGCGCACTTCAGCAATCCGAAAGGGTCGCACAGGGAGATGAGGATGTCAGCCTTGAAATACTCATAATGCTGCGGGAGGATGTCGCAGCCTGCTGCATCCCTGACTGCCGGGAGGATGGGAATCCCTTCCCATTCCAGCCAGGTGCCAGCCCCGGAATAGGGTGCGGATATCGCGACGATCTCGTGATCGGTCTGCTCGTTGATGCGCCTGGTGAATAGTGCCGTCTGATGTGCGTACGCAGAGGTCAGGAAAGGGCTATTCGAGTGCCAGAGAATCCTTAGCGACACGATCATCTCCAGGTGGGCACAAAAGACCCATCGTCTTATATATAGCACAGCTTAAAACTTTAATCAAGCACCATGCCCGCGACGTGTGCCTGGCTGATAAAAAATTACCCCAGGTCGTGCTGACGATGGCAGTTTTATTCTACCGCATTCCCGCTGTCTCCGGGAGTGTTCTGCATATTCATCGTGGAAAACCCGATGAAAACGTCCGCGATAAACTTGGTTGCAGTGGACTCGGAAAGCCCTGACATGATCGCGGCAGTATGCAGCTGAGCCAGGGATTTCATTATCTCGATCATGTCTTCGGGGGGTCCGAACGGGTCCGGGATATTGTCAATCATCAATCCTGCTCCTCATATCGCTCCCAGATCGTAAACTGACGTTCAGCCAGTCTGGTGATCCAGTCTGCAAACTCCGGGTAAGTCATGTCCTTCTTGGCATTATTGCACTTCCAGCAGCAGGTAACTACGTTACCAGAGGTGTAACCTTCAAGGTTGTCAACTCGATCTATCCCGTTGTAAGTAAAATCTCCGTTGTTTTTTCCTACCCGGATAGTTCTACCTGGTGGTTCTCCGCAGTAGAAGCAGTCAGCGGAAGTCAGCTTGTCAAAATCACCCTCGGAAAGCTCCCAGGCGTGTCCTCTTCGCTTTGCGCCAGAGATGTAGCTTCGAAGAATCGCACACCGCGCAGCCTCTCCCAGTGCGCGACCCAAGTCTCGCTGACAACCACAGCTTTTTATTCTTCCCCAGTTTCCGCTAGTGACAAAAGTTTCATTGCCGCAATCACACATGCAACGCCATAGAGCCATATTGGAGCGTGTACCAGAACGCTCAATGGCGATAAGTTTCGCGAACCGCTGCCCAGCGAGGTCGCGACAGTGATTGCTCATTCAGTCCTCGGGAGAGTCATCGTACACATCCTCTGGATAGATGGTGTTACTTTCGTCCCATTGCGCCCAGTATTCCACCTCGGTGCGGTTACCGTTCCCGAGTTTCACCTCGCGCTTAATGCGAGGACATGCTCTCAGGTGATACCCTCCGCAATCCTCGCATAGGGATTCAGGGCGGGTGTCGAAAATCCCGGAAGAACGGAACGCTGTCCGTTCCTCAGGAGTCAGCTTGGTCATATTCCGTCCAGCTTACTGAAAACACCTCATCGTAGTGCTTGTTTCCCTCATGTTCTTCCAATGTACAGGAAATGTCCGTGATCCCCGGTTCGAGTGCCGCCCGGATCGTCTTGCCGCACAGCATCTTACAGCTTCCTGCCCGCGAGCCAGTTCCTCGGAGTATACCCTGGACCTGTAGCATTTCCTGAGACTTTCATCACCTGTGCCATATACACATTCGGGTCAGGGGCGCACTCGGGGCAGGTTTTCAGTTTCATCGGGTACTCGTGTCCCTGCGGGCAGTTCCGATAATAAGCAGCTGACCAGCGGATCGCGGACTTTCTCCTCGTATTATCTGGCTCTTTCGCCTCCGCAACCACAGGGGTCCCGCAATGCTTGCATCTTTTGTCGATATAGACGTGAACGTCTTCCCCGCAGCCTTTACACGCGGAAAACCCGTAGATTTCCTTGTAGTTGACTGCCCCGAATCCGCAGAGTTCCCGCATCGCGTACACCCATGCGTCTGCCCTGTCATCATGGGCTTTCACCCGGTCGTCATAGGAGGTGAGGGCGCACAGCTGCCGCTCCAGTTCCTCGAACTGACCACGATCCCCCACCATGTGAATCCTCCCCTGTTCTGCAAGAGGAGACACTGGCTGCGCCCTGATCTTCTTTGAGTTCATCGCCTGGATCAGTTTCAGGGGGATATAAGGGTCTTTCTGGTACAGCATTCCCTTGAAATAGTCCCCGACCCCGTTTTTCTCCCCAACCACGAGGGAGGCATCCCACCGGTAATAAGCATCTACCAGCGCGTCCATGACCTTATCCGGGGTTCCCTGCATAGAGCAATCCTGGAGGGTGTACAGGTGATGATCTTCCCCTTCCGCGCAGACCGCGATCCCGGTTTCGTCGCTTTTGATATTGGAGGAGCTTGCCGGGTCTACCGCTACTACGACTCTCCTGAAATCAGGGACCTCGTGTTCTTCCACCCGGTACTCGTCAAACCATTCCATCTGGAATAGCGCCCCGGGGATTTCCGCGATAAACTCACCCTGCAGCTCCTGCCGTTCCAGGAACGTCCCCTCCCCGAATTTGGAGGTGACTTTCGCGATCATCTTCCCGACGCCTTCGGCTTTCCAGTTCTCGGAGCTGGTGGCGCGGGTGAAATGGAACCTGCTCGGGTCTCTTTCCGCTTCCTTGATGATTTCCCGGAGGAGTTTCGTGTTTCTCGGGGTGGTGGTGATCATCAGCTGACCTTTAGAGGTTCGCAGCGCAGGAAGGAGACCTGCCTCGTAGAACTCGGGGTAGCGGATAATCCCCAGCTCGTCAAACCAGCAGTAACCCAGGTTAGCGCCTCGGATAGATTCAGCTTTCTCAGCGGAATACCCCTGGATTATGCTCCCGTTGCGCAAGGTGATACGGAGATCGTTTTTGTTGTGGTCGATGATCTCGCCTGGCTGCGCCGCGTTCTTGATCCCGGAGGGACCTTCGAAACAGGTGTTTTTCACGTCCGCGAACGTTGGAGCGCAGACCGCGACCCAGATGCCCGGCTCGGAGAGCCCCCTGGAGAGCGCCCAGTTGGCTCCTGTGAGGGTTTTCCCGAACCCCCGCCCCGTCATGAGCAGCCAGGTCTCCCAGTCGGGATAGGGACGCTCACAGCCGCACGACTTGCCTGTCCTTGGGTCGGGGAGGTGATGCCTCGGATGGTCCGGGGGGAGCTGCTTGTTGTACGCCTGGACTTCCCACGGGCGGGGCTCGACCTCGGCTTTCTTCGCGAGGATCGCCTCCCGGATACGTGCCCGCGTTTCCGGGGATAGTTTCGAGAAATCTTTGCCCACACGCTCCCTGGGGAATGCTAGTTCGAATCTTAGATTCTAGCATAACAAAAACCCCTGGACGCCCATGGTCCAGGGGTTTTTGCCAGGAGCGGGGCAGTCATCCCGTTCCTTTGCCTTCGCGGGGGATCGCGAGGCGAGACTATTACCCTACCACACGCCAGAAGGAGGATGGGGCGTATCCCCCGCCATAAGGATGCCACCACACCCGCGTCCCTGACTGCTGAGCCCCGAACGTCATATGATGCCACCTGGTGACGAACTCGACGTGATACGGGGCTGACACGGGACCCCAGAATGCGAGGTCACCCCGCTGGGGGTTGGTCACCTGCACCATCTTCCCTGAATGCACCATCGCGACGGTGTTGTGCGGGAGGTTCACTCCCACGTGCGCGAACGAGGACATAACCAGCCCTGAGCAGTCATACCCGTACGGACCCGCCCCTCCCCAGGAGTACCAGTGCCCTATCGCGTGAGACTCAGCCCAGTTGAGGGCTGCGTTGGAGATGTGCACCGCACGGGTTTGGGATGCGTCAGCGGGGGCAGCCAGGGCAGTACCCACCCCCAGCATCGCAGTTACCGCGACAGCGAACACGGAGGCACGGGGAGCTATCTTCCGTGGCTTACGATGCCGCCCCCTCACGGCTTGCACACCCACTGCGCGAACGTCTTCCCGGACGCTCTCCACTTGGATACCGCGTTGAGCGCGTTCACCATCGGGTCAAAGACATTCCCGGGGACTACTTCCCCGAGGATCTGCCAGTACCCGCTAGCGTCCGAGGTGGGGTTTTTCGCGTACTGCCTCCCCCCGGATTCGCATTCCGCGACCGTGGCAGGGCAGACGCCGCCCATGCGTCACCTCCAGCCGCGATCCACAGGCGCTCCAGTCCCGCGAAGGACAAGTTCCCTCC